CATGCACACCAATATAGTGACCATCATTCTTTGCTTCGTATTCCTTTGCGATACCAGCGGCTGATGGACCATGCATCTCTCGGATGTTTCCGCCTGACTTAAACCAGCGAGGCATTGCTTCATCTAACCACTTAGGGTCACAAATCTGTGAGTCCAAATCTAATGTGTCATCTGTTGCCTTGCCGTACACCATAAGTGTTCCGTCATCATTTTTGTCATACTTGACAATTTGCGCATATCCTGTTGCGTAATCCATAGCCATTGTTTTCTCCTTATGCCGAGTACTGAACGACTATTGCGCCAGCGGTTGTTCCTGCGGATGAAACAGCGTAAATGATATCCCCGCCATTAACCCAGATTTGATAGTTAGCACCAGCGGCTAATGTGCGACCTTTAGTAGCGCCTGTTGCAGTAACATTTGATGCGCCAATAAAAATTGAAGCGGAATCATTATTATAGATTTGAATAGCGCGTCCTTGACCAATGTAATTAGGCAGGGTCGCAATTACTGTTGCCGTTGTAGCAACTGTCGCATTGATTGTCTGGAAAGCCATTTTTTCTCCTTGTTAGGTTACTTATTGTATCTTTTATTCTTCAAAATCGGTTGAATCATTACTTGCATTTGGGTCAAAGTATGGCGCTAATGCACACATACAATTCGGATGGGCTGGCGGCTCTGAGTCACCTGATGGGAATGTATCGTCAATACCTATAGGGGAAGCATCTGCGTTGTCTTGACATTCTTCGCAACCTTCTGCAACCAGCCATTCAACCATTTCAACTTGTGCATCCTCATAAGCATTACGAGAAGCAACAGACATTGCACGACTTGTTTCTGTCTGAGCAATTATTAACGCTTGCTGTGGGTCGTCAATAATGACATCAATCATTTTAGCGGTTTCTTTGGTTGTAAAGCCTTGCTCTAAACCTCTTGCGAGCGCAGTACCAATGCGGTCTAATTTTGTATGTATTACATCATCCGCAATTGTTACCTTACGAGAATCCAATAAACTTTGTAGCCCGCCTCGTGGTCGTACTAATGCCGCGGCACTTTCGTTTCCGGGTTTCCAATTTGCCCAGTCCACCGCAACGGCAACGCTGGCATCTTTCTTTAAACCTTTCAGGCGGGTCTTAGCGACCTTGGTACCAAATGTGTAACCATCAGCATACAGGCGAGCAAGTGCCACCTGCATTGGCTTTTTATTAGTTACAGCCTGTACCAGTACCCAATCTCTAGCCGTTTGAGGCGAGACTGAGCCACCTGCGGGGTGGGTTTCAGCCCATGAACGGGCTATCGCATCACCATCTATAGCAAGTTTGAACGCCTTACGGATTCGAGTTGCTTGTTGTGCGATAAGTCGAACTGTTGCCTTCTGCTCTGGGAAATTCATTAGATACCTAGATAATGCTCTGCATACCAGCGTGCTGAATCAACATCCTTTGTCTCAACAAACTTGTTTAGTACATCAGCATAAGTTACATCAAGTGCCTTAAACTCAAATGCGCGTGTAGGGTTTCCCTTGCGTAGCCAGCGAATAAACTTTTTGACTTCTTCTTCAGCATCCGTTGGTTTTGCTACAGGTACATCTTCAGGTTTTGTAGGTTTTGACTCTGCTGGTGCATCAACTGGCGCATCTGAACCAAATCCCGCGAATGGGTCAATAGGTTCCACGGCTGGTTGCACGCCTTCAGGACCAAAGAAAAATACGCTGTTACCAGCAACAAGCATTGGCATATCAGCCTCAGGTGTTTCCACCAATGGCAAACCAAGTTCAGCGCGGTTTTCATTAAGTGTTATCGCGCCATTCTTGCGGCGAACATCATCTCTTGCTGCCGCCATCTGTGTATTGGTGCGCTCGCTTGGTGCAAGACGGAATTCCAATTCGCGTGGCATACCAAGGAAGCGATATGACAATGCGCTAATCATCTGTGATACCCAGTTAGCGGTTGGGATAATTCCAATTGCTTCGCCTGATTCAGACTCACCTTGCTGAATACCAGACGCACCTAAACCGCTTGAACCATTAAATCCAATCTCGGAAGGCAAAACTCCAAAGTGACCTGTAATGGATGAAACCAAATAGTTGTCCATTGCATCACTAAACTTGTCTGAGTAACCTTCTTCAAAGTGCAATTTTCCACCGGGAACAAGAAGGCGCATACGATTACGCTGTGCTGTTTGTCCTGATAGGTCATCATTGTAGATATCTTCATATGCTCTGATTTGGTCAGGCGTCATTGAAGTTGTTTCAGGTAACTCTAGGTATGACTTAGGCATTGTGCCATCTGTGAACTCTGAGCGAATCCATTGCTGGCGGCGCAAATAAATGTCCGCTAGTGGCAAACAACGCTCTGTTGGGCTTAATCCGTAGACGCTATTAGCACGGCGGTTACGAACAAAATAAGCAAGGTCATCTGAAGTAAACTCGCCATCTGCATCCTCATCATCTATACCTGCATTGAATTCTGAACGCGGAAATCCAAATAAAATCTGTTGAAATGCTGGACCAATACTAGGCTCTGGGCGCATACCACGGTCATCAAGTAAAGGTTTAATAGTTGAGCCATCAAGGATTTGGAACCCTCTGATATCCCCGCCTACAGTTACTTGTGGCCATATAGCCCAAGCATCAAGGACATCAATTTCTTCCATTGCCATGCTAAGCCAGTCGCAAAATGCTAAACCGTTTTGTGGGTCAGGCGTTTCCCAAAATGCACGCATACGACCAATCTCGGGTGATAATTTTTCACGCGCTTCTGCAAGTGCTTGTAAATGATTTCCACCTGATTCAGAAATAATGCGCTCTGTTGCGGTTTCGCTTAGGACAATGTCCCAATCAAGACCAGTTATTTTTGCTTTGCGCACTTCGATACAACGGCGCACAATGTCAATCTGGTCGGACACGGCGCGTAGTGTCTTAAAAGGTACTAGGCGGTTATCGCTTACATTTATATTTTGTGCTACTTGGAATTCATAGCGGCGTGGGTCAGGTCGTCCAGTATCAGGGCGAAGCGGGTTAATAGCACCCGGCAGAATAGGCATACCCGGGGCGAATGGAACGCTAGCAAGTAATGGGTTACGCGGTAATGCTGTACTGACATTGCTACCATATTGTGTCTGTGCAATACCAGCGGCACTAATCATCTGTTGCATGGTCATGGTGCCAGCACCAGCAGGAAGGTTTGGTGCTTTTACTATTTCATCAGCGACGCGTTTCGCTATGCGGTCAAGCAGACCCATGTTGGCTCCTATTGGTATTGTTTGCTTATGAATTTAGTTGAGAAGGCAGTTTCCAATGGTGGAAAGTTAGCACCAATTGTTATTCCTAACGGTTTAACATCAGGTACAGGTTTAATGAACCCATCAATCTTTATAGATGATGATGGTGACATTTTAGTAAATCTTCGTCATGTTAATTACACACTTTATCACGCCGAGAACAAACAGAGGTTCTCTAGCAGGTTTGGTCCATTAAGTTATTTACACCCTGAAAAAGACCAACGCTTAGTAACAACCAACTATTTGTGCCGTCTTGATGATGCATTAACCATGACTGATTATGCGCTTGTTGAGATGCAAACCTTACATGAACCCATATGGGAGTTTGTAGGGTTAGAGGATGCTCGCGTAGTGCAATGGAATGGCGAGTATTTCCTTATTGGAGTCCGCAGAGATACCACGGACAACGGAGTGGGTCGCATGGAATACACCCAGATTGACTTGGATAAAGCCAATTGGACTGTAAAGGAAATCCACCGCAAGCGTATTAACGCTCCTGCGCCTGATGATTCCTATTGCGAAAAGAATTGGATGCCTATTGCAGACCGACCTTACACATTTGTAAAGTGGACTTTGCCTACCGAGGTTGTGTATTCCAGCCCATTTGGACAAGATACCGAGCAACTAATGGTACGACATTCGGTACAACCATCTGCTGACCAACGAGGCGGCTCACAGGTAATTAAGTGGGGCAGTATGTATATTGCCATCACGCATGAGGTCAATTTGTTTAAAAATTACCTTAGCCAAAAGGATGCTATTTATCGTCACCGCGTAGTAATTTGGGATGAGCAATTTAACTTTGCAGGTATGTCCAAGCCGTTTAGTTTCCTAGATGCTCGCGTTGAGTTTGCCGTAGGCGCGGCTAAACAAGGGGATGACCTGCTTATCAGTTTTGGCTTCCAAGATAACGCCGCATTTGTATTGCGCGTACCTAAATTAGTAGTAGAAGGTTTAATCACGGAAGGTTTAGCATATGAACATTGAAAAGTTAGTTGTAGATTTATCCCGCGACCCGTTTAACCCTAGTCTTAACTTTGACTTGGCTGAGGAATACCTATCGCTTAATCAAACAGCAAGCGCGGTATCGTTTTACCTACGCTGTGCGGAATATAGCGGCGAGGCTAGCCCTAAGGCATATGCGTCACTTATTCGTATTGCACAATGCTTCCACGACCAAGAAGGACGGGAATACTCGGTAACTAATTGCCTATTGCAAGCGGTTGCGTATGACGATACTCGCCCTGAGGCATATCTAAAATTGTCCGAATACTACGAACGCGCTGGTCAATGGCAAGAGGCGTACACATGGGCAACCATTGGTTACGGATGGGCTACTGCTAACCCTGACTCGCTACCTGCGCCTATTGGATACTCTGGCTCTTATGCGTTGCTATTCCAAAAGGCTGTAGCCGCTTGGTGGATAGGTCGCAAGGATGAAGCATTAGCAACCCTGCACATACTGTCTAGCCTAAACATGGACCAAATGTACAAGGATGCCGTCGCTCACAACTTGGAGAAATTAAATGCTGTGCTTTGATATTGGTGCAAATCGTGGTGACTTTACCCATGCCGCACTTGCTAAGGGATACCGCGTAGTAGCCCTAGAACCAGCCCCACGCGTGTTCAGCGCATTGGTTGGTAACTTTATCTATAACCCTGATGTCACACCGCTTAGATACGCTGTCAGCGGTTCGGACTATGCGACTATAGAATTCTTTGAGGCTGATGAGGATGGACTATCAACCATCAACCTTGACTGGCTAACGGACGAATCCATGCCATATGCAGGGAAGCCTTATCGAACAATCAAAGCGACAACAATTACGATTGACACGCTTGCGCTTAAATACGGTACGCCTGACCTTATCAAGATAGATGTGGAAGGCGCAGAATGGTCTGTGTTCAAAGGACTAAGTTCCAAGATGGGAACTATTGCCTTTGAGTGGACAGATGCCACGCTTGATGAGCATGACCTACAAATCGAGTACCTAGCCTATGGCGGTTATACGGAAGTCGCGCCACAGTTTATTGAGCATCATTGTCAAGAACCTGAAACTTGGTATCCAATTAAGGACTTTAGTTTAAGTGGCTGGATACTGGACAACTTCAAGCATTGGACAACAGAAGGTTGGAAAAAGTCTAACCTACGCCCAACGGCTGATGTTGGAATGTTATGGGTGCGTTAGTCAGCAATAGGTAAAGCCGCTAATTCACTTTGATGAGTAGTGATAGCCGCTTCAAGAATCATCAATGACTTTTGAGCATTTTCAACACCTTCTTCATCATTAAGTGATGCGCAAGTTGTCTCGTTGAGTGTGTGTTGGTATGCCTCTGATGCAAACTGGGCGATGCGTTGTTCTAGGATGCTGCGCTTTTGCTCATCTGTTAGTAGTGCTGCGTAATCTATTGCCATTTTATTCTGCCCCCTCTTGGGTTTGTTCGGTTGGTGTGTCGGTTGTATTTATTTTGAGTGCCATCTCTTTTGCCGCTTGTTCAATATCGGCAAGAAGTTTGGATTGTCTATCTTCTTCGGCTTGAAGTTCAGCCGCAAGTGTTTCTTGAATTTTAAGATTTTCTTCCTGCATCTTTTCAAGGTTTGCCATTATTTCAATTTCTTCACCATCAGGATTATCAATCCACTTTAAATAGCGCTGATAGTCTGAGTTGGATGGGTCGGTTGGAATTAGCGCGCCATCCGATCTCATTACTGTTGTCAAAACCTCGCCTGAAATTGGGTGAGTGGACTCGTTAAAAGTGTATGTGTAATTCATTACAACTCCGCAACCGCTTGATAGGTGTAAGCCAATAATCCGTCATCTGCAGTAGTACCCCACGGACCTACAGCGTTTCCTGAGTAACCCCAAATGTAAGAGCCAATTGCAGAAACATTTGTGCTGTCAGACCTGACGGTTCCAACATACAAAGAAATTGAACCTGCTCCACCAGTTATATTGTAAAAAGTAATTGTTGGTGCTGCTCGCATTGTTACTGGAAACACCCTTGAAAGATAACCATTTGGAGCAAAGCCACCACAACTTGATGGCTCATAAATAACACTATCTACTTTTTGGAAGTACCGCTGACAAGCCGTGAATTCGGTTGTGTAAGTTGGCTGGTTTGAGCGATACGGGGTTACAGTATTCCCAAGTTCCAATTGAACGCCAGTCACTTCAAAGTAATCGGTTGCGCCCGCTGTACCTGTTGGCGTGTAACTAAACAATATTGATAATTCGGTTGCATTAGATGGAATTGTTGCAGATGTGACAGTAAATCTTTGCCAATTTGCAGTCAATAGGAATGTTGTACCCAGCGCTTGAACAACACCTGTGTACCCTACCAATGGTGTTTGGTCAGTTCCTGTGCCTGAATAAACAATTCCATTAAGGTAACTGTTTGTTTCACTATACAACGCGCCTTTTCTAGCCCAAAATGAAACAATCACAGGTTTTCCAGCAAACGGAATTGAATTAACGGTTTCCATCGCTTGTAACAATGTTATTGCAGCAGTTCCAGTTTGCCCTGAGTTTCTTTGCACTCGTGCGCAATACTGAATGTTTGGCAAGTTAGTTGTGTCAGAAGTTGGTTGACGAGATATTGTCATTGCTTGGTTTGCACCAGTTGTGATTGACCAACGGTCTGCGGTGTAAGCATTTACGGTTGAAGCCGCCAAAGAAATTGTGGTGCCTCTTTGCCAAACATTAAAGGACGAGTTCAGAACGGCGTTGACGCTGGAAAGGTTGTCGCTCTTGATCGAGCCATTGACATCTAGCTTTGCAGCAGGTGAGGTGGTGCCGATGCCGACATTGCCTGAAACATTTATATGCAAACGAGAAGAACCCGCAGTCCATAAAGAAACATTTTCAAGTCCAAGAGCACCGCTAGTATTTGCTTCCAAATACTTTTGTGTAGATAGTTTGCTACTTGACTGACCGCCAGCATAAAATGTTGTTGTTGCTCCTGAACCATCCCCACCTGCTAATGAGGCATTTGCGTTCATAGCAATAGCACCGTAATCGTGTGAACCAACAGTTCCATTGCCAGCAAGTCCAACAATCATTACGCCGCTAAGGTCTCCAGCCACATACGACCTATTGTTAAGCATGGAAATTACTCTAGGGGTGCTTTGACCTGCTGTTGAAGCAACCGCCAACAAACTATAAGTTGCAGGGGTTGAAGTTCCAATTCCGACATTGCCACCACTTGTAATCACCATACGCAATGTGCCAGTATCTGCATTTGCAGTAATAAGTGCAGTACCAGTTGAACCTGTGTAAAACGCTAAACCTGATGGCATCGCAGATGTGCTAGACCAAGCGCCGTCTGCGTATGCAATCATGGATGCCGAATAAGAAACGCTTGCCGCAGTTGTTCCTGTTGGGTTTCCACCAAATACAACGCTTCCAAGAACAGCACCACTTCCAACCGCTGCATCAGTTCTAACTTTTGCTAAAGCGACTGTTCCTGCAAAAGACCGCGACCCATTGCCGTCTAAACGCCGACCAATTGCTTCAACAGTTGCACCATCTCCACCTGCGGCGCTGGCTGACAAGATAAAAATACCACCGGGAGACGAACCATCATTACCGCTAGTGATTGAAAGTCCACGCTTTTGTGCGCCACCACTTGTTGAGCCAATAAGCACGCTACCGCCTGAATCAATGCGCATCTTCTCAGACCCATTGTTAAACCATTGGTGACCAGCGTAAGCGCCGTAACCCATGACAGAGTTAAGTGCTGATGATGTTGAACCAGTAGTTGGTGATGAATCGTAAATGCCCCAAATTGAGTTAGTAGCACCAATTGTTGTTGCAGTTAGAGAATCTCCATCTAAAGCCATTTCAATAAATCGTGGCGTTGAAGTATTTGCCGCATTTCTGATTAAACCAAGTCCTGCATAATTCCAGTTTGTAGTTGTTGCAAGGTATGCGCTTCCATTTACAAGTAAACCAGTTCCAGCATTTGTTGTTGCTCCACCAACTCTTGCAGTAGAACTAACATCTAGTGTGTAAGTTGGGCTTGCATTACCAATGCCAACATTTCCAGTAGCAGTAACAACAAACGGCGTGGTATCTGAAGCCACATCATTGACAACAAATGAGTTGCCAGTGCCATTGTTTTGAATTGTGATCGGTACAGATGTACCGCTTGCAATTGTGAATGTGTTTGCACCTGACCAACTGTTATCTGTTGGCAGGATGCTGGCGCCGCTAATACCTTGTGAGCCAGTCGTACCTTGTGCGCCAGTCGTACCCTGAGTACCTGTAGCACCTTGAATACCTGTTAGTCCTTGGCTACCTGTGACACCTTGCAACCCAATTAAACCCTGAGTACCCTGTGTTCCGTTTGTACCTTGACTGCCAGTTGTACCTTGTAAGCCGATTAAACCTTGCGCGCCTGTTGTTCCCTGTGTGCCATTAAGTCCTTGTGAACCTGTTGCACCAGTTGTACCTTGTAAACCAGTTAAACCCTGTGTGCCTTGTGTTCCATTTGCGCCTTGTGCACCAGTAAATCCTTGCAGACCAATCGTGCCTTGTGTGCCGTCTGCGCCTTGAATTCCAGTTGCGCCTTGAATACCTACTGTGCCTTGTGTACCTTGGCTACCAGTTGTGCCTTGATTACCAGCAACACCTTGAGTTCCAGTTAGTCCTTGTAGACCTACTGTTCCCTGCGCTCCAATAATTCCTTGCGCACCAGTAGTTCCTTGAATACCCAATGTTTGCGTAATAAGCAAAATATCTTTGTTGTTAGCAAATCCTGTTGTGCCTGTTCCGCCACTAGATAGTAACGCTACTGGAAATGTAAAGTAAACATTAGGCACAGATGTAGGTGTGCCATTAACTTGCCACTCTTGATAGTTAAGTGATGAAAGAGGGTCTTGAATAAACAAGATGTCGTTAATTTTGATGTTATCCAACAAAATGTCAATGTCTTGAACGCCGCTTGTACCACTAGCGGTTTGGTGCGAGATGTATAAAGTGCTTGCGCTTACCTGTACAACATTGCTCCAAATAATATCGCCGCCAGCAGGTGGTGGTGTTGTTGCGGCTGTATCTGATTGATAAGCAAAGATAGATGATGATGTACCGCTTGCGCCTGTCACGCCTTGCGCACCTTGAGTACCAGTTACACCTTGGCTACCAATAGTTCCTTGCAGACCTTGTGTTCCTTGTGTACCAAAACTTCCCTGAATACCAGTTGTGCCTTGTGTTCCCTGCGCACCTGTAGTGCCTTGCGCGCCGACTAATCCTTGCAATCCTTGTGAACCTTGAATACCAGTCAAACCTTGTAATCCTGTGGTTCCTTGTGCGCCGATAGTTCCTTGCGCGCCAGTTGAACCCTGAATACCAGTTAAACCTTGCAACCCAGTTGTTCCCTGCGCACCAGTTAAACCTTGCGCACCAGTTGCCCCTTGAATTCCAGTTAAACCCTGTGTTCCAGTAAGTCCTTGTAAACCAGTCGTTCCCTGAATTCCTTGAGTACCTTGAACACCCTGAACACCTTGAATGCCCTGCGTACCTTGCACACCTTGTGTTCCTTGTACCCCTTGCAAGCCTTGTGCGCCCTGTATACCTTGAGTTCCCTGAACGCCTTGTGTTCCCTGAAACCCCTGCAATCCCTGAACGCCCTGTGTGCCTTGAATACCAACAGCACCTTGAATACCAGTTGTTCCTTGAACGCCTTGAGTACCTTGTCTGCCTTGTACTCCTTGTGTTCCTTGGATACCACGAGAACCTGCTGCACTAACAATAATGTCTGCAACAACAGGGGTTACAATTATTTCATCAGCCATTAGCGAGATACCTCAGCGTCTACTTGCACAATGCCGCGACCTAAGTAAATTGCTTCACCATTTGCTGGTGTGCATTTTAAGTCCCACTCATACTTTCCCGGTGGAGTTGTAATACCAGTATCAATTTGCACTTGTGGCTTTGTTGTTGCGTTAAAAGTAATTCCGTTACCAACAGTTAATGATAATACAGATGTTCTAGCCAATGCAGATGTGCGAAATTGCAAAATAGGTGTATATCCAGCCAATGAAATAGCCGCGCCGTTAGCATCTTGGTAACTAAAGTTGATAGCCCATTCCTGATTTTGGCGAACGGTAATGTTTAGCGGGTCAGGAGTCTGACTTAGTGACTGTGCTGGCATTAGATTCTCCTATTGAAATATTGCATCTTGGACAGGTGCGTACAGATTTGGCATAAGGCGTCTTGCATTTTGGACAAAAAACAGCCATTGAAGATAGGAAGTTAATTGCCGCTGAGCCTTCACTCAATTCAGTAAGCGCCCAAACCAATGCATCCATTCGGTCAGGCGAGTCCTGTGTTATTCCGGGTTCGTATTCACACATTTGGTCCTCTAGGTCACCAAAGTAACCCACATGATGTACGCGCCCTTGTTCGTATAAAGCCGCAATAGGTTCTGCTCGTAAGTGCTTACCCCGCGTTGCAGTAACCTTCTTGGTTGATACCGTTGGCTTTACTTGTTGTAGCAAATGTATTACAAGGTCACCGCCGTTGTTTGTTTCAGCAACAATGCGGTCAGCCTTAAACTTTTCGTATTGCTTGACAGCAACAGTAGCCCATTCTAAAGGACTTGCTTTTAGTGTGCTGTCATCCAAAACATAATAATGCCCATCAGCGGTCATTCCGCAAGTAACAATACCTGTGCTGTCGCTGTCCTCATTATTAGTAACGGCTGGGTCTACTCCAACAACCACTCGGCTAAATGGTGGTAGTGAATCAATAGTAACGCGGTGCGTGTCTATGCCTAAGCGTGTCCACAAAGCACCGGGGTTGTCATCAAGGATTTCTCCAAATAACTCTTGTCTACCTAACCGAGTATTTTCATACTTTTTCTGTAAGGTAACTAGCGTACTAGCCGCAAGGTTATCTTTATTCTCGTATGTGCTACCACGAGTAATAGTTGTCTCAGGGTCCTTTAGGATTTCCTTAACAATTTTAGTTGGTCGTGGTGTGGTGGTAACAATAACTTGCGGGTTGTCACCTAATCGCAAACCAAACTGTAACTGGTCAAATGTTTCAGGACTAGCCCAAGCCGCTAATTCGTCACACCAAGCACCATGATGCTGTGGTCCACGAAGTCGGTCAGGCTTCTCTGCTGAAAATCCTTTGATGCGTGATTCATTAGGCAAGATGTAGGAACTGCGAGATTTGTTCCAAGCGTTCTCGTCATATATGCCATACCGAGTAAGCACACTAATAATGCCTGACTCACCTTCAAAGCAGGTGTCAATAACATCCGCACTTGTAGGTGCGACTACAGCCCAGCGGGTTTTAGGATTGGTTATCGCTTTCCATACTATCCACTCCGCGCCCGTCCTCGTCTTGCCCCACCCGCGCCCCGAGAGTATTAACCAAGTTTTCCAATTCGTTTCCGGCGGTAACTGATTCGCTCTCGCTGATATATTCTGCCATTGCACTCTCGCTTGAGCCAGTTGCATCGTTTCTTGTGAGTAAAGATGCGAGGTCTCTAACTGCTCTATCAATCGAATCGCCGCCTGTCCATGTGGTTACATCCTGCTCAATTTTAATTGGCATATCTAACCCTGTAAGTTTAGCGCGTCTTTCCATTAAGCGTACGATAGTTAAAACAGCCCTAGTGTCACCCTTCATAGCAGAAGGCCATACAGCCACCTGCAAGCGGTCAATTCGGTCTAATTCTTGTTCCCTTAGTTCATCCGCTGGCTGTTGCATTGTGCGCTTAATAGCCCGCTTATATGCCGCGTATGCACCTGTGTGGTCTTTATAGCCAACTTCCTCAGCGATACGCACCCATGTTAATCCAACACGGCGTAACTCTAGGACTTTGATTTCCTTATCTACCAACTCTGGGCTTGGAACGGCTGCATTGTGATTTGGCATGGATAGATTACTTACCGTTCACAGGCTTGTTCCAAGTAACGCCTTCATTCTCTTGGAACCAGTCAATAGTTAATTTAATGCCCTCTGAAAGTGGCTTGAAATCTTTAATGTCCATACCAATCGCTTGTAAGGTACTAGGGTCAGCCGATACGACTGTGCCTAATTCTCTTGTTACTCGTTGAATGTCAATGCGACTTAGTTTTGGATTGACCGCGGCTACTGCATCAACAATTGCCTTTAGGTCATCTGGTGTCTGAATTGCGCCACCGTGAGGTTCGCCTGTACGCATTGGCACATTGTCAATCACAGCACTAGGAATATGCTTTTGGATTTCCTTAGCAACATCAAGGACTGTGTAAGGTGTAGCGTTACCAACATCAATTGGATGCGTAGGGACATTACCCTTAACGGCTTCCTCTAGTGCGGTAACAAATACCTTAGCAACATCTCCTACCCATACTGTGTCTGAGTACTGAGTACCGCCACCATATAGTCGCATAGGCTCGCCTGACAAAGCAGATGTAATAAATGATGGAACAATCTTGCGTACCTTTGATGAGCCATAAGGTGCTGGCGCAGACTGGCGTGGACCATACGCGTTCATTGGTCGCACAGAGGTAATCTTTAATCCTCTATCTTCACGGTACATAGAAACAAATCGTTCACCGCATGATTTAGTAATGCAGTAGGTTCCGCGTGCAATATTGGCATTACCAACAGCCGCAAAAACTATAGGCAGGTCATAGCGTGATGCCGCCTCAAATACATTAAGCGTACCCATGATGTTTGTTTCAGCAGATGCGTGTGGTGCATCAATTGTCTCGGTAGTACCAAGGACTGCGGCAAGGTGGATGATTGCATCTACATGAGCAGCAAATTCCATAACGATAGTGTTATCGCGTACATCACCCAACATACCGTGGACTAAACGACCTCGGTGGTCTAGCACATATGGTGTATGTCCACGCGCTTCAAGTTCCGCACAAATCCAAGAGCCAATAAAGCCCGCTCCGCCTGTTACTCCTACAATCATACTATTGCCTTCCGATATTTTTGGTTGATTATCTTTGGTACAGCGTAACGCCAATCTACTTTATGGTGCAAACGCCTGTTCGCAGTACCCATAGGGTAAATCTTGACACAAGATGGTGCCATCATTACCGAGTAGAAACTTTTGGCATATGTACCTTCCTCTAAATAGAGTTCAGTCATACCGCCTTGGTTGGTTTGTGTAGCCAACTGCAAAACATTAACATGAAATGATGTAAATATAAGTTCGCCTTGTGCGCCGTAAACTGTGTATAAATTAACATCATCATTTATCTTGCCTTTAAAGTCACAGTATTTATCTGTGCGTATAAAAAAACTATTCATAGCCTTGCGTTGCAATCCGCGCTTGTAATTAGGGCTGTTGATGCCGCCAATCATGTCTCCGCCTTGACCAAACGCCACAGTAAGCGCATTACTATCATCAAGAAATTTCAGCGTAGCCTCAGCAAGCGAATCAAAATCTTTAACCCTAAACGAAGTCAGCGTGCCGTTCTTAACAAATCGGTATCGCAGGTCTGCATAGTCATCATCCAGTTGCAACATATAGTCATAACCAAGGTCTTTAGCCATAGTCTGAGATGCGTGACGCGCATAAATAATTGCCCTGCGGTCACCTGATGTATCAGCATCATCTATTTGGTCTGCAATTTCTTTTTTATTGAATTGCAATACCATGTCTCCGTAGCGAGTAAAGTATTCATCCGCTCGGGCATCTTCATCATCTATAACAATGTAGGTCTTGCCAGTCCAACCACATCTTTCCAACATATGTAATGTCTTGATGTTATCGGGTCTGCCGTGTGTCAAAATAAATACGGCAAACTTTCTACTCATTACCATCCATTTGTTCTAGGTCTGTGATGGTAGTAAGGAAGTTAGCGTACCCATTACGAATTGCATCCTCAGCATCAATGATAACCAATGCTGATTCTTCCATAAGATGTTGTATCTCAGGTGACTGATGCGGATAAAACTCAGCAATCTGCTTGTAATCAAATTGCACATGGCGGTTAGCCGCTATTGTTAAAAACTCTTTTATGTCTTTTGGTAAGTTGCTTTCATCAATTTGTTGCTTTAAGTTGTTAGCCTTTGATGCGTTGTATAACTCCGTAAGGGGTGGTTCCTCGCCAACAATTTCATACTGTGGAATATTCATTTTGTTTGAGTATGCTTGTTGTTGCATATTGTTGGCTTCATCTATGTCTTTTTGTAAAGACTCCATAATGCCGTCATCAAAACCAAATTCTTTTAAGTCGTAGCCTTCATCTTCCATTTCCAACAATTGCTCTACAAGTATAGGCGTATCCCATTCCGCTAATTCAGCGGTGCGATTATCTGCAATTGCATATGCTTTAGCGGTAGCCACATCCCATTCGGTAGGCACTTCCGTAATAGTTATCTCTGTCCATTTTAATGAACGAGCGGCTTCAACTGTTCCATTACCGGCAATGATTACGCCATTATGTACAACAACAGGTTTGCGTTGTCCAAACTTTTCTAAGGAACTAGCAATAGCCTTTAAGTTTTTAGGCGAGTGCTTACGCGCATTGTTAGGGTCAAAAACTAGACCACTAATTGGTACGGATTTGATTTCCACTTTGCCCCCCAGCAAGCGTAAGCCTAGCATCTAACAAATCATCAACGCTTGAAAGGTAAAACTCTCTTTGTTGATGAGTCAATCTATGCCCGTAATAGTCTTGTAGAGACAAGCGAAGGTAATCCAACGCCTCATCTATATCTTTGACTGTGAGTTCATGTAGAACTATTTGCATAATTCAAGCCTAAACGGGCTAGACCAATTCCAAGATACTGCGTACTTTATCACGGTTATAGTTTTCCGTGGCGCTTTTCGTAAGCATTTTGTAGTGTGTCTATGTCATAGTGCTTTTTGCCATTAACCACTTTATGCGCAATCGCATCCTGCTTAATCCAGCGGTACATGGTGGGAATAGAGACCTTAAATACTTTGGTCGCTTCCGACAGGGTTAGCACTTAGAACACGCCCTAACAATCGCCATTTTTCACTAGACCAAACCGTGTTACAGGCTCGGCATTTAATATCGCCAAAACTTGTAAGCGTGGCGGGATTAACTTGTAACTTATTGCCACAGGTTTCCCCCTTGTCGTCTACTGATGGGCAGGTGCCTATCGTTAATAAGTCACTACGATACCCCAAAACTGCATTGATTTGCTTGTTTATCAAATCTATATCTGCGGCGAGTTTTCCAACTTCTTGATACGAAGTAAAAATCCACTCTGATTGCGCTGTAAGATATTTGCAGGTTATTTTAATTCGGTTATGTTCTTCGCCTCTAAAAGTAATGCGTGTATGTCGTTGTTCAATTCTAATCTTTGCTTCATGCGCCATAAGGGGTTTGCTAATACCACCAGTACGCAGGTGCAAGGTTTCCACCCTAACTGGAATTGGCGGTGTCTTAGACCCACCTACGCGCTCACCATATCCCTGTGCAGGAAGCATCTCGCCTTCTAGTTGCTTATATTTTGACGAAAAGGATTTAAGCCTTTCAATCGAATAATCCCAGCAAGAAGGACATAGTGAGCGTTCGGTTACCCTACGGCATGAACTACATTTCATTTACTATTGCAAGCCTTACATTCGCAGGAATTGGTAAAACACAAACAATCCTCGCCTGATTGCAATAGACCTTCGCCACGGCAAAAATAACAAGTCATTTTGTTCTCTTGACTTTAAGTGCCTCTACATCCTCGCGGTTGTAATAGACACGCTTGCCCTTCTTTTCAACCCATTTGAGTTGTTTGCGGTGTTCTATTTGATGCAGGTTATTAGGCTTGATGCCTAGCAACTCACATACTTCATCAGAGGTTATTAAAATGGCCATTCGTTATCCTGTGCCTTTGGCTCGGGGTTTGACTTGCGCTTTAATGTACCAACAACCGCAATCATTTTGGCTCTAATCTCAAATCCTTGCTTTAAGTTGCCATCGCGACCTGTGAATTCAAATGCTTTTAATTCGCCTTTAACAAGTAACTTAACACCTTTAAGTGGTGTGTCAGCCATCCATTCAGCCAACTCACCAGTTGCACTTACTTTCCACCATACTGTCTCGCCTGTAATCCACTCGCCATTCTTAAACTCGCGTGGTGATTCAGCAAGCGAAAGATTAGCGATAGCAAAATCGCCTTTGCTTCCTTTAATATATTTTAGTTCAGCGTCTCCGCCACCATTACCAACTACTTCTATCTGCGCCATCTGAGCCCTCTTTCAAGTGTATGTAATTGCCTTCGTTGTCCAACAATACCTTACTTTCATCCGAAAGTGTAAGGGGAAACGCTGATGGTTCTGCCCAAGAAGGAACTATTTGTCCACGCTCTATGGCTACCTTAGGGCGCATATGTATTGAATTTGTGCCTAGGTTATGGCATTTATGATGGACAGCGATTAGGTTACATACCTCATCTTTACCGCCTTGCGACTTTAACCGCCTATGGTGCAAAGCAAAATCCGACCCGCTTAGCCCGCAAGCCTCACAGTAGTTGCCCGCCCGATTTAGTACCGCTTCCGCAATATCTTTTTTCATTGAGATACTACAAACTTAATATCTCCACCTGAGTAGGCATCATATTTGGATGCAATTTTTATGGCTTTGCGTAGGTAATTTTTAGCCTGAGTCACGGTGTCTACATTACCAGCGTTCATGGCTTCCAGCGCACCAAGCGCAAACCGCTCGCCTGAACCAGCCACATAGATATTGTCCGCGCTTCGTTCCCATGAGTAGTCGGATTCAATTCTATAGATTTGGTGCTGGATGCAAATAATAAAGATGTTGTCATTTTCCACGGACTCGCCATCTCGCTTGTATTCATAGTCCGCCATGCTAAAGCACTTGCGGATGGACGGCACTAGAATGCTGGTCACATATTTATCTATGTTCTTTAACTTAATTGCTGGTGCTTCCCAGCCATGTTCCAAAAGGTTAATGCCACGCACCTGCCCTGCGCCAGCAATAATTAGTTCATTGTTCCTAAAGATTTTGCCTGTTGGGATATTTATAGCAAATCCGTCACCATCCGAGGATTGCGAGTCTCCTGCAATTACAGCCCAGCCGTCACCTTGTATCGCGGCTAGTGTGGTCATGGCTAAGGGTAGCAATACAAAACCCGCTGAGAGGCAAATCATCAGCGGGTCTTGTGGGATGAACGGCTCCCCATGCCTTTCCATCTTTGCCGTAAGATTACGGCTTACGGCAAACCTATTACATTAGTTCGCGCATCATGTCATTAAGCGCAGAATAGTCCAATTTGTCTGACATATATTCCGCAGCATCAGGCGTAACCATATTGGTCATGTACATACCTAAGATAAATCCAATGTAAGGATTGTCTCGGTCTGGATTGTCTTTCATAAATCCTACCGCCTTGCGATATAGCGGTTCATCGTTGTTAATATGTAAAGCAACACTCCATGTGTCGCGATTTTTCCAGCCGTTATAAGTTGTGTCGCTCATTTTGCGTCCACCAATCGTTCAATTTCTTTAAGGATTTGTCGCATAGCAACTTCCTTACCAAGTTGGAACATCCAATCGCCTTGGTCGTCTGCGCGTGATGCGGCTACTTTAAAATCTTGCGCGGTACTCATTTTGCTCTCTATAAATAGTAGTAGTTGTTTTACATCCATGTTATGCCACCGCCTTTTTGTTCTCGCCAATTGATTCTTTAAGAAGCCAAATGGCTAATGAGCGTGAATAAATGCCGCGGTCTACCATACTGCGTATGGCTACATAATTTTGGAAAGTTTCCGCATCCTGCCAATTTTTCTTGTAAGCAACTACTGTGAACAACTCTGTGATTTTTTTATCTAGTGCGTTCATATTAAGCACCTACCTTGTGAGTGTAGTTATGTGCAAAGATTTTGTGAGAATCTACATCTCGTAGTACTGATGCGCGAATTGCACCACCAGTTTTTGTTTCCCAACCGCAAGAGCAAGTTGCTTCCCAAGCGCGAAAACCAATTCCACCTGAATAGCGAGATTTTTCTGTGCCGTTAATTACGAACCACTTGATTTGGATTTTTTCTGTTGTTGGTACTAATTGCATTTTTTGCCTCCTTGATATTTACCAACCCCGTGTGGCTGATAGGAAAACAATACCAACCACCAGTTGGTTTGTATACCTTAGATGGTCATTAGATGGTCATGTTTGGTCAAAGGTTTAGTACCATTTATGGCGGTTCCACCAATGCATAGCGGCGCATGGTGACCCATAGCGGGATTTGATATAGGTAAATCCCCGTTGGATTTGGGCTGGAACGCTGATAGACGGATTTAGACCAAGGATTTGTGGAATACCACCCGCATATAGTTTGACCCGCTTACCGCCTCTTATCTGGGTTACAGCCGTTTTGTTCTGGGCGGCTGGTCTCCAATTGGATTCTTTTGTCCAGAGCGTCTCAAGGCAAGTCCATTGACTAGCGGCTTTCCAACCCCATGAATCCATTTGTATTTTGGCGTGTGCTTTTGCTTGATATGGAGTCGTGATGTTAATTTTAGGACTCTGCGCAATAGCGGGTGAAGCAACAACGATGCTTGCGGCAATAACCGCTACTGATAAACACCGTTGTAAAAACTTGACGCTAGACCCGTTCGCTCACTTTCATCTCGCCTACCATGATTTCCCCCCGCAGATTAGTTTCAGCATGACTGATTCCTTTCGTTGATTGTCTGTTAATTCTACTACACGCTCGGCACGATATATGCTGGCGGAACATTAAATCGCCACAATAATCGCACTTAATTATGTCCGATTCGCGCACTTTAGGATAGTTCCTTATGCTTTTTCACATACCAGTCAGCCCATATATCAAATGCTCGCCCAACAATTATTCCAACAAGTAACCCTATAAAAAATGTGGTCATTTTGCGCTCATAATCTTGTCAATCTCCCATTTCAAGTCCATAACGCTGTCATTGTTTGACACATACTGGTCAAAATCCCATGAATCCATATCGGTCTCTGACCTATGAATACTAATAGGCGCATCCTTTTGGATACGGCTAATCCGCCAAATCTGCCCATGTCTCCACTTGATTTCCTCTGCTTCGTTGCGAAACCTTACATCGCTGATTACAATTTTATCGTCAGCCTTGATATTAAATAAAGTCAATTCAATCCAAATTTGCGGGTCAATTAAATCCCGCCCGACTTCGCTTCCCATGACTTGTAGCAAGCGGCGCACCTCTGGAAATAGTTTGATTTCATCCCACCCATATTTATCCACGGCATGAGCCAAGCGCATTCCATCTAGGCTAATAATTGGGTCTAGGTAATAGCAAGCCTTCTTGATAATGTCAGCAAATCCTAAGCGTGTGTACCCGTAATCTTCCACCAGCATTTGCGCGACAGTATCTTTTCCTGCTTGTGCATAACCGCTTAGTCCAATAATCATTTAGTACCCTCTCAAATCTTCATCTGTTAATCCACATTCCTGACACTCAGGTAGCGGTTCCCCGTTTAATACTGGTTGCGGATAATCTGCTCCACATTCACAACGATATACATATGGATAGCAGGATTTGCAATCCCAAGCACCGCAACCGTAAGTCATTTGTAATATCTTGCTATCCAAGCCGCTTGCATAATCGCGTCTTTTAGTTGGTTGCCGTCTTGTGGCACAAGATAATTGCCAGTTTCAATTGCTTTAGCAATCTGTTCGCGCAATTCTGCTTCACGATACGCCCATGTTTTTTCCATGTCAGCCACCCGTCTTGTAAAAGCCTGATGCCTTAAAGTGCGTTGGTATTGCGCTAATGACTTTGTGCATCTCCTTGCCGCATAAAGGACAATTTGGGATGATGTCATCATAAAATCCTTGCTGTATTTCTAACATTGACTGGTCTGTTTTGCACCTAAACTCGTAGGTTGGCATTAAATTAACATCCCTTCAAATGTATTGACTGTCCAAATAATACATTGATTGCCTGAACTATTTGCTCTAGTGCGCCCTGAGTCCATAAGGATTAAATCTTTGACTAGGCTGATGCGAACTGGGCGGATGGTATCCCCGCTTTTTTGGAAATACTCTTGCATCTCTTGGTCGGTTGCGCCATTAAACCCTTTGTCCACCACAAAGTCATATACACGCTTGCGCCATGTACCTGATTCATAGAACATCTTTTCTGCGGCTGACTGTGAGGTGCGCTGCTTGCCCACGATTACTACATTGCGGTCAATTGGCTTGTGCATTTTTGTTTCCTAACGCTATCTGCGCGCATATGTCTTGCACTACCAATAGGGAATTTTCTAACCCGTTTTTCATAATCTGCGAACGATTGTCTGTAAGTGGAAATGCACAGATTTCGTCATATATCTTGCCGCGTATTTGTGCTTCCAAAATCCTAACCATGTCCTTAACGGATTCCTGACCTTCTGGCGTATCAAGGACTAATTGCCCGTCCTTAATTTTCCAATGATTTTCCTTACACCCAAGTTTCATGATTACCTTCCAGTTTAATTAGCGCGAGTAAGAATAGACCAGTTAGTGCTGGGATACCAATAAGTAGAAATGTAATTATTTCCATGGCGATTTAACCTGTTCGTTGTCTGAACCACATTTGGTACAAGTAAACCAATATGTGTCGTTTGAATCTTCCGCATCACCTTCGTATTCAGCATGACAATCTATATTTGAACATTCGGTTGATATGAATGTCATTAGATGCTCTCCTTAAAATCGCCCAAGCATGATTCACACCATTTAGATTCAGGTGTGCGCTTAGGATTTGATTCGCATGATTCGCAAACATCCAAATACTCAATTGACCCTTTACCTTTGCCGTTTAATCGCACAATGTAAGATGCTTTCATTATTTGACCTTTGTTTCATATTGGCAAAGTTCGCAACGATAGAAATGTTGCCACTTATTTATCTTGCCCCACTTTAAATCTGATACGGCATACATTGAATTCTCGCCATTGCACTTAGGGCAATTATCAGGAACAACTTTATCGTTTACAGTGATTTTAGCCATCTTGTCCATAATTAGTTGACCGCCTTTTTGTTCCAGCAATCTGCGCAGAAGTTAAGTGATTTGACCTCGTATGATAATTGGAAAAACTTTTCTTGACAGTTGTAACAAGTAACTACCTTGTAGTCATTTTCTGTTAGGTAACTCATAATTAGCAACCTGCCTTTGGAGTTAAGCGTGTTACTAATTGATGCAAGTGGTCTGTATTGTTTCCTTTTGCAATGTACTGAGTTACCAATACTGCAAGAAATGCAGCATCATTTATATCAATTGAAACTGTTGGTACTTCATATGTTGTTGATATAGCCATTTTTTGCCTCCTAGTTTGTACCAGCCCGTGTGCTGATGGTTTAACTATAAATTGTTTTGACCGACCTGTGGGTAGATTCGGCATTTCTTTGATAACAATTTGATAACTTTAGAGGTGGTCAAATCCCCCCGTGATGACAATATCTACGCCCTGGGTGCCTTGGTATTCCTTGGATGCGGTTATGTGGATGACCTGAGAATCGTCTTGGTAGGCGATACCAGTCAAGGCATCAAGGATGCTACGGATTTGCTTGTCAAGGTCTGGTGGAACGGTTGGCTGGGTTCTAATCACGCTCTTAGGACGAAGGTAGCGGAACCGCATGGTTATGGTTATCGCACCTGCAATCGGGGTGCATCCAGCAAGATGCGCCGCCTGTCCAACCCGAGTCCGCCATTCCATCAACTCTTTGGTCTTGTTGTGGACAATGCGGTTATTAAAAGCACGCATTGACCCCTGCTGAATTGGTTTGCCTTCTACCGAGAAGGCGATAGTCACAGTTCGATTATCACCTGTTGGTCTGCTGGAACACATTTGTTTATCTTACCGCCAGTCGAATCTAACAATTGGATGTCATAGCAGAATTTGTCCTGCTCTATGTTATTGACAACATAAAGCGCGTGGTTATCCACAAGCGTATCCCCAAGTTGGAGATGCGCAACATTAAGAACTCTTGTCATAGTTCCCCCTTTGCCTTACAATCATACATTACTTACTACATACCAGTTACCACAGCCTAATAGACACGCCGTAAGGTTTCCCGCAATATATTTCCTCAATCATGGGCTGTACGGGTCTCTAATCAGCCTCAGGTGACTTAAACAAGCCCTTCCGTAGGGCTTCCCTAACATAATCAGGCATAGGAACAGCCTCGCGGTTCTCTAAATCCTCTGACTTAAATCTGTCAGGTATCTTGGTAGCAGGTTTAGGCATACTATTTTTAGCGGCAAAAATTAAAGTGCCTCTAGTTACTGTCTGCCCATCTATCGCTACTTGTTTAACTAGCGGTGCAATTTTCTCAAAGGTGGTTTCCTTAAGGATTTGCGCTAACTGACCAGCCATTTGCGCTCGTGCTGGTGCAATTACTCCTGTGTAATTGTCAAAGTAAATCTTCATGAGGTCTTGTATTTGCTTGCCCTGAGTTGGTTGGTCGCTCAATTATCATCCTTCCCGTATAGTCAAACTCACCAAATACCCGCTTTACTGAAAGCACAATGTTTCGTAAGTATTTGTAATCTATGGACAACATTTTCAGGTCGCGCTTTAGGCGGTACAAAATCTTGCCTTCTTTGTTTTCATAGATTGCGGTGCGTTCTTCTTCCGATAAGCCGCCCCAAAATCCGTAGCGTTCCAATGAAGTACCTATCTGCAAACATTCTTTTTGAATAGGACAACTAAAACAAATACGCCTTAGGTGGTTATAGGTCAGCCCATCCACCAGCAAGTCGGTGCGCATAAGGTAAAACATATCCGTGTCTAACCCTCTGCATGATGCGCGTTCCCATTCAACATCCGTTCGTTTTATTTGCCCATGCATCCCGTTACCCCTGTCGAGTCATACCATTCACAGAAATCCTTACAGAATATTCTGGGTCTCTCTGGCTCGGGTGGGTAAATTGTATTTTGTAAATCTTTTATCCATTGGATTCCTTCTAGTGCGGTTGCGCGGTCATAGGGTTCTTGATGTACTTTAATATCTTTCATTTGTCCGTCACGCATAATTGCAACCAGCGACACGGTATTGACTTTATAACCTGCTTCTTCGATTAAGTAACCATATAACTGCACCTGCATACGCTGTTGTTGGCTAGGAAATTTGCTGGCATTTTTCTTGGTAGTTGTTTTCCAGTCAATTACCGTACCTGTGGATTTAATAAATAAATCGCAATGACCTTTTAGGTCAGGCGTAGAAAATCCTTGTTCAATAAGAAAGTCCTCACCAAATGGGTCTGCGTTTTTCATAGCCTCTGCGATGGTCGCATGAACGGCAGTACCAATAATTGCCGCAAGCGATTCGGTATTGTGATTTGTTTTAGGAACTTGTCGCAAAATACTCCAAGCCTGTCGTTTGCACCCATATACGGATGATGCACCTAATTCGGTTTGTTGTGACCGTTCACGCGCATCATCATGCTCGTTTAGGGCTACCTTCAATAATGCGCTTATATCCACTTAGTCATCCGATTCTGTGTAACAAATGTAACATTCGTGCATAAGGTCATCAAATAAATGTCCTTGTTTTCTGCAAATAAAGATGGACTTTAGTTTTAAAGAAAACTTATTAAAGAACAACAAACTGTGAGTAGCAAAAACAAACCCTGTGCTTTTGATATCTTTTAGGTAACCCATTACAACTCCATACTTGCTCGAACGGATACAGAGATAGACCGAGCGATATCTACCTGTGTGCGGATTCTATTAGCGTTTGCTCTAGATGCTTTTACCTGCGCTTCTGCTATGGCTAACTGCATATGCAATTCCGCATTTTCAATAAGTGCTTGGTCGTCACGCTGTACGCTGGTTAGTTTGAAGTCAGGGTGGCTAACGGACATACGCGAGCGCGCCATAGCAATTTCCAATGATGCTTTGCTGGTGTGATAAACCTGCTCGGCATTAACCAAACTATTGTGGGCTTCATCAACCTCTTTGGTTAAATCAACCAGTCGTTTTTCTACTTGCATAGGTGTCAAACTCATTTAGGAACCACCTGCAAGCGTGATTTCCATTTGCCAAGATTAGGCAAAATTGCCGCGGCATCAACCGCAACCTCATTGGTATCCATTGTCAGGCTGAGTCCTGATATCGCTAGTTTGCGCAAAATGACTTCGGTTTCCATGTCCATTTTTTCAGCCAGTATTTGTGCAAAAAACATTTGCTGTTGTATTGCGAGGATGCGACCTTCTGGATGTTCAATCATAGTAGGTTTGCCCATCCAATAATTAGCGACAGATAAACATATGCGAACAATGGAACCCAAATCGAATAGCGAACTATCGAACGAATTGTGTAATAGCGTTTTGTTCTCATTTGTCTAACTCCTTCTTGCGAGCAGAAATCAAACTGGATAATGTCTTGCCGTCAATAGATATATGCAACAAACCAGCCTGTTGCGCACCAGCATAAAAGTTCTTTAGTTCGTCAATGTCTTTAATGTCCGCTATCTGACCAAATGCTTCGATTGCTAGTTGTTCTTGTTCAGGCGTATGTTGCGGCTTGCTCATGCGCTGAACTTTTTCCATTTCCTCGCGTGAGGGTCTGTTGTTGTTTGGCTTGGTTAATACCAATACCGAGTTGGAAATCGCGCGTCCGATTGCGCTCGTCTCACAATTTTCCATGGCCGAAGTTCTGTTTACATTTGTAGAACCAATAACCTCGTATGCCCAACCAGTAGCAACTGGGCGTACATCATCGCGGTCTAAATATAGTTCCGCCTTGAATTCGTATCGGTCTAGTACGCCTTCGGGTGTTGTGTTATTTGTAAGCACTCGCGCTGCGGGGAAATCTTTGTACAATCTAACTAATGCTTGATGTACTGTTTCGTAATCATCTAAATTAAAACTAGCCATGTTAAGCACCTACCTTAACAAAACCTTGATACAGACCTGATTTAATGTCGTTATCAATCCATTGTTCTGCGTTGCTTGACCAGTTAGAAATATCAGCGGTGCGTTGAATGTTTCCGTTTGCTGATGTAATTGTGTAGCGTGTTCCTTGTGTAACTATTGTTTGACCATTTGTATTTGTATATTGTGCCATTTGTTTGCCTCCTGATTAACTTGCTGGGCGCCTTGCCCGTGGTTCTATAGTAATTGGATTTCGACTAGATGTAAACAACCTCGCGGTTTGTGCCTAAATGATATGTGTTGGGCGTTTCGCACCAAACATAGGGTAGGTCTATAGGTGCATCCGCAAACATGGAGTAATGCACAGGGTCTTTGCGATACAGATTGGATTGATGACTAATATGTAAAGGTTCGTAGTCATACCACCACGGTTTAATTTCATCAAAAAACTCGTAGTAATCCAAGAATTCTTTAAGTAGCGAATCCTTAAACCCGCGTTGCATCCATTCAATACACATAATTGCGCCATATTTACATAGGTAATTTTCGTACCCGCGCCACATTACTGTTGCAGGATGATGTACCCAACCTTTACTTTCGCCACATAATGCGCGAATAACTTGATACGCTTCTACGCGTTGTTTGCCTAATCGCTTATTGTCCAGCACTTGCGCTGATTGCTTAAATGATTTGTAAGGTAAAAATGTTTGCATGACTATGCCACCTCGCTTTTGAACATATCTTTTTTTAGTCCATATGATTCAGAGTAATACATGTCCACGCTTAATGCTTCGCGTGTGCTTACCCACAACGGGCGACCTTTGAATTCACCCGCGATGTAACCTAAGCGAATAAGTTCCTCGTTTGCTTCGTAAAGATATTGGTTGCCATAACCATATTGAAATGGCAGAACAGATACGATATGTCCGTCTACCCATATGCGAGCAGAAAAGTAAGAATTGCCACCTGATTTGTCAAACCATAGTCTTGCTTCTACAAATACTGAGCGATTGATTTTGTTTGTAGTCATTATTTTGCTCCTATCTGTGGAAAGTAATTGTCTGGTTGTTCTTGATTTGGCATTGGTGCGTAGTATTGAAATTTTTTAATTTCATCAATACATTTGAAACAAATATGTTTTCCGTTAAGCAAGTTCAAACCGTAGTAACCATTTTTGTCGCATAATGTGCATGTCATTTTATGCACCTGCCTTTCCAAAGTCCTTCATGTGAAACAAAATGTTTGGTGCAAATTTACTTGCACAAGTTGAACCAACTGGAAAGCATCCCATATAACCGCGGTCATTTTGGATGTCGTACTCTGTTCCATTTTGTAAGCGTAAATCTCCACCTTCAATTACTTCAAAGTAAAGTGGGTTTGCACCAAGTTTGCGACCACATACATAGCAAAATTCTTGGTCTGCGGCGTGTGATGCTTTGTGATTAAATGGTGCTTGGTCACCAGCATTAAATTCGTATGATGTTGTTGATGTTGTAACCATTTTTGCCTCCTAGTTTTATCGAACCCCGTGTGGTTTGATGGTTTAACTATCCATTGTTTGACCTGCCATGTAAACAACCATCGGCGTTTCTTTTGTAACTTTTTGATAACAGGATGTAAGGTTAGGTCTGAGTCCATGCGGCTATATGCGCCATGACTTTAGGAAACGCCGTGACTCTGACCGTTGCGGTGTTTTCCTATTTATGGGTATATGGTTCCACCCACTATCAAGGTGGTCAGAACCTTGGGCGCGGCTGATACCCGCGGTGGAGCCGTCATACGGGGACTTATTTTCTTGTCATCTACCAAGCGAGCCTGATATCGAAAACTGGCGAGTAGGACTGATTTATCTAATACGAGTTGCCTAGATAAGTTACCCATCAGTACCTACATATGGCGCAACTGGGCTTCGGCTCCCATTCTATACCGCATAACTACGGTGACGGGATTGGCTAGCAATAGCCATCTCTGTCCGCGACCTTGGTTCAGGGATTGGCTAATCAAGCCAAACTTGGTACTGGGCTGTGATGCGACCTTTAATTGGGTCTACAAAATGTAATCGTTGGCTAGGCATACCACTTGCCGCCATGGAATCACGCGCATATCTATTGTCGGATTCTGTAGAACCTGTCCAATAAATGTTGTAATGCTTTTGTATAGGTTCTTGTGCGTGGCGGTGGTAATGACCTAAATAAATATCGTGAAAATCGTAGTCATGCGCTCCCGCTTTCCAACGATTCGCACCGGCAATCCAAGCCGCAGGACTAGCAAACCCTGACCGACCTAGTTCATCACCATGCATTAGTAAAGCGCGATAGTTTCCAATTTCAACTTCTTGTATATCCTCTGGACAATCTTCCCAGACTAATCTTTTTTCGCCAGCAAGTACCTGACGCGACATTTCATAAACCATTCTGTCCACATTGTCATTCTTTGGAACTTCGGCACGCTTGCCACCAATTCGCCCATGATTACCCCACTCAGCAACGACAGTTACTTTTTCAAAGTTAGCCAATAGCGAGCGCACAAAATCAACACAAAGGCGCGATACATTTACAAACTGTCCAAATAACGAACTATCAATTTGCCATAATTGCGCTGGGTAATTAAATAAACCTTCAACCATATCGCCGCCAAACATAACCACACACTCTTTAACTGGATGGTGCTGGCGTTGTAATTCTGTAAGGTGTACTACTTTGTCCGAGAATTGCATAACTCTGTTACGCATAATCTCGCTATTGTAAGATGAAGTTACTTTGGAACCTTGCCAGTCGGTTGAATGGATAAGAGCAACCTCGGATTTAATTTTGCGCTTATCGGTTGCTGGTGCTGGTACTGGTTGGACTTTACCTAAAGCCAACATAGCCTCATATGCGCCTCGGTGCGTGGCTGTAACTAATTCATCATTGCGCAACTTGGCTTTGGCTAGTTGTTTCTGCGCTTGGACTAATGCTTTGCGAAGTTCGGCGGATTCCTCGTTGCCTTGTTCTTCGTTTAGAGCATCAGTTAGCGCCACAGGTCTTGCACCAGCCATTCCTATGTCGCGTTATTGTGCCTTCTGTAACATCAATCTTTTCAGCGCGTAATGCCCTACCTAATACGCTTGCCTTAATTGACCTATCCGCAATTGCCACTTCTAATGTCGCAATGTCCTCTTTGGTCATTTTTTCCTTTGCCTTTAATACAGAGCAAACTTGGTTGCGTGGAGCCGAGTCTGTAGCCTTCTTTAATGAATCCGCTAACGCCATCGTTAATCCTTCCGTTAAAGTAGTAAAAGGATACAACAAAAAAGCCCCACCCGCGGTTAGGCAAGGTGGGGCAATTAAGCGTGTCTAATTATTTTTTAAGGAGAGTCATTTCATCATTTGGGTTAGCCCACTTGATGATTACTGGCACCAATGAAATCCAGACGGCATTAACAGTCTGCTTCCAGTCGTGCGTATTAAAATCTAATGGTGACTTACCAATAATGCCAACAGCCATAACCGCGCTATAGACAAGGTACTTTCCCCATACTTCAAATAGTTTAGCATTCAACTTCATATTTTCTCCTAGTCTTTGAACTTCGGTGTTCCGAAGCCAACAATAAATACTGGTAATCCTTTTTTGTTATCTGCGCGATAGGCACGAACCTTTTGTACTACCTCGCCACCATTGCGCTCGCTGGCGGACTTTTTCTTATCCCCTGAGGTGTTGCCTTCAATGGTGGTAACTGTGCCGTCTTGATTATTACGCGCCACAATTCCAACATGGTCAATGGGATTTCCGCCTTCTGCAAAGTCAAAAAAGACCAAATCGCCCACAGTAGGTTTAGCCGTAGCCGCATTGGACCACGCGCCAGTACCTTGAAACTTGGTAGCACCATCAGTTGTGGATACCACACTAGGGATTTTTAGACCTACCTGCGCCGCACACCACATAACAAACGAACCGCACCATGGCTGAAAGTTGGCTTTAGTAAAAGCGCCATACTTGGTCTCGTTATCTTTTGGACCTTCTACCGTACCAATTTCAGTACGGGCTGTCATAACAAATTGATTTTTTTGGCTCATCTTGACTCCAATAGTTTTAGTATAATTTCTTGCTGTGCCTCTAGTCTATTAACAGAGTCGCGCAATGAATTTCCGCCATTGGGCTTAAGTTCGTTAAGATAATGTTTAACAAGCCATCTAACCGAACCAGCAAAAGCAGTTGCAATTGCGATTATGGATACGATTAAACTTGCCCAGTTCTGGGGTGACATATTGCACCTTTCGGTTATGAGTTAGCGGTGTGTGTTTCTAGTGTTGCTTTAAGTACGGCAATTTCTTGGGCTTGGATGCCAATAGTTTCGCGCATATGTTTTAGAACTTCATTTACATCTACTTCTTTATCCATTATTTACCTTCCAGTATCTTTAGTCGTGCATCTTGTTCTTGTGCTAACTGTAACAAAAAGATAGGCAATTTGTCGTAAGCAAAATAGTCGGGTATGCCTTGTGCATCCAGTTGAATAAGTTCATTCAACCCAAGGTCTTGTGCATCTTCCGCAATAAAGCCATATTGAGTTGTTTGGTCAGCATCTACATCAAGGTTGTACTTAAATGTCTTAATATCCAACTGTAATAAAGCGTTAGAGTTAATTTTGTAAGATTCAATTTCATGCTTTTTTCTTCGGGTGGATGCTGCTGTTCCAAAGTTTCCACTATTGTCAATAAGTAATGTGCGAACGCCCGTACTTCTTATGACTCCCCATGTGTAAAGAGAACGCAATGTGCCTGTACTTGAAAGATATTGAAAAGTATTTGATGTGCCAAAAGTGACTGAACCGTCTACGCTTAAAGCATCAGCCGCACTTATATTTCCAAAAAAACTATGAGTTGTTGCTTGGTAACCAATAGTGCCTGTACTTAATGAAATTGATGTACCAGCAATTGATGACATATATACAGAATTGCTGCCAAAATATTGATAAGGGTATGACGAACCAGCGGTTGAATTAGCGGTCGCACCTAAGTGAATTAAAATACCACTACTGCTTAGGTTGAGAATATGCCCTACATAAGTTCCAGCGTTCATAAACGATAGTGAATTTGTAGAACCAACTAATTTAACCGCGGTGCTTGAACTTGTTTGAACAATTCCGCCCGTAACAGTTGTGCCTTGAATAGCGCCACCAGCAATGTAACCTGAGCCAATACCTGTTATACCTGCGGAATCAATATTCCAACCGTTAGATACATTGCCAAAATAACCTGATGTGCCTAATATTGCTCCTTTGACATACACGCTTTGAGCAACCATGTCGCCTGATGAATTAACAAAAAAAGTTCCGTTGCCGTTGTTAAAATTAGTACCTTGAATTGTTCCGCCAGATACATAACCAGAACCAAGACCAGCAATACCGCCAGCGTTGATTTGCCAGCCATTTGTTGGGCTTCCAAAATAACCTGATGTGGCATTAACCTGCCCGTTAAAAGTTCCAGAGTCTGCTGTGATGTTGCCTTTAATATATGCGCCTTGCGCAGACATAACACCAGATGAACTAACATTAAAAGAGTTTGCGCCTGTACCCGCGGTAATTGTAATTGCACTAAGCGTTCCAGTTGTAATAGAACCAGCATCAATGTTTGCAATAACTAATCCTGATACTGTGACTGATGTCCAAGATGTACCACCTGCGCCTGAATATTGCGCAATGACTTTATTTAGATATGTTCCAGATGCTCCGTATTGGTACCAAATATCGCCAACGGTATTTGCGGTGGCACCGGGTCCACTTGTTGAATAATAGACTTTGTTCTTTCCGTTAGCGGTTACTTGTGCCGCAGTAGCCTGAGATGATGCAATAGTGGCTTGCGATTGTGCAATGGTCGCCTGAGATGCCGCCGCGTTAGCCGTATTGTTGGCTGTAATTGCTTGCGCAGAGGCAACTTGCGCTGCCAAATAAGCGGTGTTTGCGGTTGCTTGTGCTACTACCGCTTGCGCTTGTGCAATAACTGCTTGCGCATATGCCGCCGCCGCTAATGTTTGTGAGGTTAAAGATGAACCTTGTGCGCTTTCAGCCAATGATTGCGCATATTCAGCCGTGTACAAAGCCTGATTTGGACCAGTCTCTAACTTAGCGATTCGGTCATTAATACCATAAAACATATCTTGCAGGTTAGGCGGTATGTTTACAAATGCCATTACGATACCGTTCCTGCCGCTAGTGGTCTTATGAGGGTAAGTGTAACTCGTGATGGTCCATTTTCCCCGGGATTTACGCTTATTGCCACGATGCGCAATGGGTCGCTATTGTTACCAAAGTTTATACCGTTAGGAAAATAGTCATCTTTGATGCTTAATCGAACTTGGTCACCAATTTGGTAACTTGGGTAAATAGGCGCAATGTAAGGTGGGATAACAATTTCAATAGTTGTTGGCGGATAAGAAGTTGCGTTAAGTTGCCCTAGCGTTAAGTCCTTAAGCAACTGTAGTTGCCCAATGTCGGTGTAACTTGCTGTATCTTCCAATAATGGCCAATCGCCACTTGTTATCTTGCTTGGGTCAATAGCAACGGCAACATATTGCGTAGTGTTATTTCCATACCCTAAACCGTAAAGTTTATTGGCGGCACTTGAAGCATCTTCAGGAAACTTGTATTCAATAAGATTTCCGGGAAATTCAAACACGGTTGCATATGGGTCTGTTGTTGAATAGGTACTACCTAATGGGTACTTAATGTACAAAAAGTTTTTTAGGACTCCGCTAGCGACCATAGGTTTAATTGCAAAGTCAAAATACCCAGCAGCCAAATCCTTAACCGCTTGGTACACAGACTTTAATTCATAGCCTTCATATTTCTTTTTTGTGACATACGGAGTAGCACTTACAAAAGAGGTTGTATCCAACCCAGTTTTGCCATGCGTTAATCCTTCGGCATATTGCATAAGTTGTTGCGCAATATAAGACGGGTCATAATTAGTGGCTGAATAGTCCTTGGTGGTACTAATACGGCGGCGGTTGTATAACGACATCATCTCTTGCGCGCTAATGCTCAAAGTTTGTGTTGTGCTGTCATATTCACGCGCCCAGATAACGCCAGACCAAACAGGAACGCTTGTATAAGTTTCAGGGTCGGTATACAAAACATATAAAATAGTTTTACCGGGGGTTGTGCCGTCATAAGCATTTGATTGTTCTGAGTTTATACCTGACAAAAGAACATGACCTTGAAAACTACCTACTGAGTTTAGTTGCGAAGTAAAGTTTACGCCAGTAAAAGGCAACTCTGAAATAATTGGATTGGCTGTTGCGCCTGATTGCCATAAGTTAGTTGTTACATAGCGAAACTCTGCTTGTGCCATTAGATATATGCGCTTCTATACACAGTAGTCATAGAACCAATATTGCTTTTCCAACTAGCGGTTGTTGCACCGCTGGCGGTTGCTGGATTTAATTGTAACCAACCGTTAGATGCCGCTGTTAAAATGTTACGCGCAGGGTAAGTATCGTAATAAACAATGCGGGTAAGTAAATCAACTTGCAGGTTCTTACCTACTGCCATGTTAGCAAAGTACATATGCGTTTTGCCATCATTAGGTGAACCAATTGTGCCGTCTGTAATTTCACCGCTTGTCGCGCTTGTGGTCAAAACAATAGTAGGACAACTAATTGCCCAGCCACTATTTGTAAGAGATGTAGTTGTACCTGTTACCGTAGTAGCAGTTAGCGTGTAATAGCGTGGGTCTGGAAATGACATCATGATGCGAGTCTTAATGTATCCATAAGCAAAGTCAGCATCCAAAGGTGTTTGCAAACCACGACTGCGCCCGTACATTTGCATATCGCCTGTGTTGCCGTTTAAGCGGAAATTAAACATTGATAATTGGTCAGCAACAGGCGTTAGTCCTGTTGGGTTGTTGTAATAACCAAGTGGTTGTGGTGCAAAAGCCAATTGTAAAGCCTTATAGTTTGCTTGTGCCGTGGTGCTGGAATCACCTAATACCGTGACATCAATATATACAGTACGCTCATCATAAAAATCGCGTCCACTATATGAGCCATCTATGTAGCCTCGGTTGTCATCTTGAATACGCAACGGCGCTGTTCCGCCAAGCCCTTCAACATTAGTAACCAAGTATGAAGTACCTGTTCCAATAACAAAATCTCTAAAGACAAATGTATAATTAGCCAGAGGCATTACTTACCACCAATCGGTACGCCAGTTTTAGCGGCTTTGGATAACTTTTTGTAGATGTCGTTAGTATTAGAAGCATACACCGTTACATATTGAGTTGTTTGCGACCCGCTTCCGCCACCTTTCATTGCATCGCCACCCGGAACATTACCTTTAATTCCAGTAGGGTCTCCGGGTTTAACAAATCCCGCCAATGTTGGTGTTTTAATTTTCTTGTTTGCTAACTTATCAAGAGAGTCGGAATACTCGCGTACAGATTTTGCTAGGTTGCTAGCACCTTCGGCGGCTTTTTTTGCCCAACCAAATGCAGGTATTTTGCCTAACAACTCCAGAGCCTTTGATACCGCACCGACAAGATACCCAAATCCGTTAATTACAATCTGCAAACCTTTGATGATTCCTTTTCTAAAACCTTCAAAGTTATTCCATGCGGCTACAAAAGCAACGCCAAGCGCCATAACCGCGGCAACAATAAACCCAATAGGATTTGCTTTCATGGTTGTCCATAAAGCGGAAACCGCAAAACGAAGTACATTTGTTGAAGCAGCCTGTGCATAAGTCCAAAAGGCATAGGCTTGTTGAATTGACTTAATTGCCGCCACCGTTATTCCGTATGTCTTAATAACAGCGATAACGGCGACAACAATACTTCCAAAGATTAGTAATGCAGTTCCATTATTGGTTATGTATCTTAGGAAGGCTGCTAATACAGGCAAAACTTTGGCGGATATTGTTTGAAATACTTGGTCTAGGCGCTCCTTAAGGATATCCATTTGTCCAGCAAAAGTCTTGGAGTAAGCAATAGCCTGTCCGCCAATTCTTGCATTTAGTTCGTCAAACGCCTTAGTAATAGCCTTGTTTTTAGGAATAGTTGTATCAAGAGTTATGCCTAGTTCCTTAAATGCCTTGGCTGAACCTTGTGTACCTCTTGCTAAAATCTTTGCGGCATTATCAATTGTGCCAATGTTTTTGTTATATCGAGCAAGGTCAGCCGCCATTGCCATAAGTTTTGTAGACTGCGATACATCGCGAGTAGCGGTGACAAGTGTTCCCATTGCAATAACAGCCTGTGAGCCTTGAAAACCTAATTGATAATATGCATCTGCGGTGTTAAATACTTCTTGTTGCGCTGCTTTACTGGTAATTCCAATAGTAGATAAAGATTGATTCAATCTTACAGTTGATGTTTCAAGGTCAATTGTTTCTTGTTTCATTGCATTTAGTTCATGACCAATTGCCATAACACCAGTTGTAAGTAAGTTACCGCCCAGCACACCCAGCATGGTTGTTTTTAGACTTCCAAATGCCGTAGTTAGTTTGCTTGCGCGGGTACTAATTTGCTCCAAACCTGCGGTTGCTTTGCCAACACCTGCTTGAACACCTGAGGCATCAATTGTAACGCGTACACTTAATGGTGGAATTTCACTCATTATGCTCTCCTCATGTATTTAGCAATAATTCTTTGAATAGTATTTGTTCGTCTAAATTGGTCTAGCGCAGGTTCCATATAAGGAAACTTTTGCCCATTTGTCCAAGTAGGTGCGCCACCAAATTCAACCGCTCTTGCATAAACCATGTACGCGCCCGCTTGTGCAGTATAAATGCCAAACCCAAGACGGCTACTTGACCCTTTAATGCTTCGGCGCAAGTTACCTGTGTAGTTCATTGGCGGTTGTCCTGACACGGCGGGATAACCAACAGATTTGCGGTCACCTTGAATTTGTCGCATAGCGGTACCAGCCAGTTGTTGTCCAATTTCTGCGGCGGCTGAACCAAGCAAAACATCTACTCGCATTTCATACGCTTTAATGGCGGCAACAACTTGTGGAAGGTTATCCGATTCGCTCATTCTCCACCTCTACTACAATATTGTGAATTGCTATGACCCAAGAAACTATGCGAACAGGTTGATTATCCACTTCTTCAGGTGTCCAGCCAAATTCTTTTGCGCAAATATAGTATTCCCAGAATTCATCTGGATATTCCATATCTTCATGCCGCGAACTACCCCGCAGAACATCTTTTAAGCGTTGGAGTTTGCGGTACTCGCTTTTGGGTCGTCTGGGTTTCCTTCTGTGACATTAGGAAATAAATAATCTTGTGCTTTTAATGCTTCGTCTGACAACGCTTGGTAATCCAATGGCGTTAATTCCTCTAATGACACAATTCTAATTGCTGGTGGAATTAAATCAAATGACCATTCAACTACCATTACGGCAATTAAACCATTTTGTAATGCAACCGCTTGCATCATTCCTTCTTGTTCGTTTGCAATAGATAAAACTTTATTGCGGTCTTTCATAAGCAAGGTAGCAGGGTCACGCATTTTTGCGGTAGCCCCACTTGGGAGTGTAATTACTTTTGACATGGTTCCTTCCATCTGCCTTCGTTGGTTGTTAGGTTGAACTGGGGTAGGGGAAGGCGGCCTACCCCAGCCAACATTGTCTCAGGTTACTGGTAAGTACCTGAAGCCTTAGCATTTTGGAGTGTCCACTTAATGTTGCTATAACCACCAGATGAACCTGCATCTGTCGTGTTAGCAATAGCGCGAACATCTACATCTACCTCAACAAAGTCCTTAGAGCGGTCAATAACCGCCATTGTGTAAGCACCCTTTGTAACTGTAAATGAAATCTGTGTTGCTGATGCACCAGCACCTTGTGACCAATTCATTGTGATTGCTGGCTGTGTGTTTGTAAGGTAACGAGTAAGTTCTGTGTCTGCTTCCATAACAAACTTGATTTTGCCCTTAGTTTCCAAAGCACCCAAGAACACTTGGTATGGGTCTTTTGTATTAGCCAAACCAAAGATAGGTGTGACTGGACGAGACATTGTAATTTCGCCATCAACAACATTGGATACGGTAGAGCCACCAATTGAAACTGTTGCCAGCCAAACTGGTGTAGGTAATACTGTTGAGAATGTAGGTGTTGGTGTGGATGCCGCGGCAGATAACCAGCCAGTACCTTTCGCATCATAATCAAGTAGTCCATCTGCTGTAAACTTCATTGTAAAGTCGCTAAATTGAATTCCCGGATATGCGCGAACATTTGCTGCATAGAAATCTGTAAGTGTAAATGCTGTTGGTTGTGCATCTGCGCCCGTTGCTGTTGCATTTTTTAGGCTAATTGTGTGGGTATATGGCGCAGTTGAACCTGTTGTTGCCACGCTACCAAGTACGCCACCAAGAACATATCCAATTGTGTCAGGATAAACTGGTCCACCAAAGTCATAAGTTGAGTTACTGCGACCCTGAACATAAGCATAGTCCTTAACTAAGGAACCTTGTGCCATGTCATCTGCAAGCAATTCACCAATGATATCGGCTGGCTTTAATGATGATGATTTTACTGGGATGAAATCTGTTGGTGCTACAGGTGTTCCCTTGGTTGTTTCCTTGGCAATACCTAAGTAACTCCGTGCGGTATTTTGTACTGTCATTCTTTCGTCTCCTTAGTTACGGCGGTGTCTGCCTTTACTGTCTTTACTTGAATTACATCAGGCGCATCAAAGTCGCTTGGTGCATCAAAACTGTCTCCTGCTTTTACTGTTATTCCAATGCTAGGGAAAACGCGTTCACCCTCGCCTCGGTAAGTAAATGTTGCCATGCTTTTCTCCTTATGCCTGAATCATCTGAGTCACGATAAATCTCATGGATGCCCATGTTTCTGTTGCTGTTCCCTTTTGCGAAATAGGCTCACCATATGCAACATCTATAAGCGGTTCCGCGCCTTGCCAAACTAGGGTGCCTGTTGGGTCTCCTAAAGTGTGGCTTGAACGCAACCGTTGTTTTAAGGCGTCAATAACATAGTCAAAATCGTCCATTGCTTCCTCGGCACTACGCGACAATGAGTGCTGGAATAACTGAATTACTACGGTGTAATCAACACGCTTCCATCCTGCATGAATTCCGTTATCTCCACCATTAAATCCACCAAGAGCAATACGAGTTTCTGTCTCTGATTCAATAAATATGACAGCGGCTACGCGACTTTGCTGGCTAGGTAAAGCGTTAATCTGAAAGTCAATGCGCTTAGGCAAAGATGTAAAAACTTGGTTAATGCCATCAACCTGCGGTGGCATTATGTAGTTGTATAAAGTTTCCCTTACTTGGGCGCGTCCTACTGTCATTAACGAATTCTCGCGTAGGTCTGAAGGATGTCGGCAGCAATTTTCATTTCATCACTAAAGCGGTCTGACCCCGGTGTGGACATTGTTGGCTGAGTTGTAACCATCATTGTCATAGAACTATCGCCACGCACTTTTAGCATTGCTGTAGTTACAAGAATTGCCGCTTGCTTAATCGCAGGTGGTAATGCGCTAAATGATGAACCAATAGCGTGAGCATTAACCAATGCGCGAGTAAGCGGTACTGTGGTTGAACCAAAGGTATAAGTGCTTGCTACTGTCACAAGTTCTGTATTCATGCCATCATAAATTGAAAGTATTTGACCAGCAATAATGCCTGTTCCGTTTGCTACTGTAACTGAGGTTGCGCCTACGACTGATGCAACCGCAAGCGTGGTATTTGTGTACCCCGCAACATATGTGTAATTTAAGAATACTTGATTGCTTGGTCCGCCGTTGTATGAGCCAAAAGATAGTGGTCCTTGTGAAGTCCAATTGCCTAAGTTAGCATTAGGGATAATGATTTCTTGGTCCTCAATCCAAGCAATAGAACAATCGCCTAGAGAAGCCATGTTTGTTGGATAACCATAATTAAAAGTTGTTAATGCCACGATAGGACTAAAGCGTGGGTGAAATCTAATAGAACCATCTGTGCTTATACGGGAGCGTTGTTGTTCCGTCTCTACCGTTGCACCTAATACTTGGTTACAAAATGTGTCCATCCAAGATGATGCGCGAGCGATAACATTGCGCAATTCATTGTCTTGAACCTCAGGGTCTTGTGAATCAAAAACTAAATTGTCTAGGTCAATAGCCGTAGGTGCGGCTTTATATTCTTCAAGTGTAAGGTAAGGAATTGTTAATAGTTGAGTAGTCTGCCCATATCCGTTAGCCATTTATCTCTCCACACTTAGAACATTTTTTGAAAAAGGAACCAAACCCACACGCTTTGCATGGATAACCTTTAGCGGTTGTAACGCCGCTTGCACTTGCCTCACTTAAACCTTCTGCTTTTAATTTCTTGATAAGTTTTGGGTCAGTAACATTAAACATGCCATCTCTGCCAGCCCGTAAAACTCGCTGACCTGTTTTGGTACTTACGCCTAATTCCTTCATTCCTTTGGGACCAATAATCTTTGACACGCGCTTCCCCCCATAGATTCGAACTATGATTCACAACTTCAAAGGCTGTTGTCCTGCCGTTGGACGAAAGGGAATCATTTTGTGGTGAGCCTTTTTAATTCATGCTCAGGAACTATTAAGTTTTATTCTTGCGTAGTCATTTCAGCAGTTGATACATCATCTCTACCATGATTAATGGCAGGTTGATGGCAACCACATTCAAGACACATTATGCAGAGACAATTCCTGATACAACGCCGTTCCATGCTGGCGCGTAGCACATGAATGTACCGCGGAAGTATGTAGAGAAGTCGTATGAGAATTGGTTAACAGGCCATTGGATACCCATGTAATCCTGCACAAGAATGTTTGCCCATACATCTGATACCTCAGTATCAGGAATTGGCAATGTGTAGGAAAGTACAGGAGCAACGCCTTGTGGCAACCATGGGTGAACTGTAAGGTTTACCATCTTGCCTGTGATTTCGTTGTTTAATGCACCGATAACAGCACCGCCAACATAATCGCCTGTCTCAGTCTGTGAAAGATTTAGACGATAGTTTGCAGTTGAACCATTTTTGATGGTGTCAGAAAGTTGCTTGCGGTCTTGTCCGTTAAGTAGGATTTCATCTGGGTCAGCCTTTACAGCATCATAGAGTTGTCCAAATACTTGCTGGAATTCTGCACCTGGGTTAGAAGTTGAGAATGTAGAAGCAATGTTGTTAATTGCACCTGAAATGCTTGAGTTAAGAACTGTTGGAAGAATTCCGTCATAACCTGTTGCGTATGCAGATGTATCAGATGCCGCTGTTGAAGCAAGTGCGCCTGTTGTTGTAAGAGGTGCTGTGTTACCAGTTGTCTGTGTAGACGCGGCGCCTTGTACTACAAATTGTGTAGTTGTTGTGCGACCCTGATAAGTACAGTTTGCTGTACCTGTTGTTGTACCAACATAAACGCGGTAGCCAATGGCACCCGCTACTGCTGAAACATTGATTTGTAGAACATCGCCCGCTGAAACTGCGTGTGACTGAACTGTTGAAACAACAGACTGTCCAAATGCGCCAGCATCAGCAGTTACATATACATAATATGTTGTTGCTGCAAGTGCTGTTTGTGAACCTGACGCAACTGGTGAAGTTAGAGTTACTGTTGCAGGTGCAGCAAGTGCGCCTGAGTAACCTGAACCTGTACCGCGAGCCATTAGCATCATGCGTTCTTCCATAAGCATTGTTGCGTATAGAGTTGAAGTTGATGATAGTTGGCGAAGGTCTTGGTAACCCATACCTGAGAAGTTAGCATCAAAAGATACTTGGTCAGATAGTGAGTATGAGTTGTACGGAAGAACTAAGTCATCCGCTGTGTAGGAAATCTGTGGTCCACGCTCGTAAAGAAGTGGAGTACCAGCACCCGGAGCAAAATCGTTCTGAGTGAACTGTGTAATTCCCGGCCAGATGTTTCCTTGTCCGCCAGTACCTGTACCTGTGTAACCTGTGATGCGCTTAATGCGGTGTGAAGTACCGACACCCTTCTTACGAACAATCTTGTTACGCAAAGGTGTTGGACGAGGTGTGAGCAACTTTGCAGGTGCTTCCAAGTCAAACGCCGCGAATGATGTTGAAAGAGGAGATGTAAGTGTAATTTCCTTAGCAATATCTGCTGAGATAGTGCGTTGTGTTGCTAGTGCTGAGTTAAGTGCTGAAACTGCATCAGGTGAAAGTGACTTGTTTGCAACAAGTGATTCCAATTGAGCAACAGGGTCAGCCTGTGGAGCCATACCCGGTGTATGTGAAGCGTTAGCGAAAGACTTATTTAGTTCTCCAAGATATTGTTCTTGAAGTTCTGCTGCTTCGCGTGGTGCTACATCACCAAATAGGTCACTTGCTTTAGGCATTTGTGCCATAAGGTTAGTTCCTTTTCGTTAAGTGTGTTATTAGTTCTCTGACTTAGGGTTGGCTTTAGCAATGAAATCATTGTATAGAGCGCGGTATCCCTTAGCGAGAACTGGGTCGGTTGTTGCGTCAGCCTTAGCCTTATATGTTGCCGCTTTTACAAGTGCATCATTTGTGGCTTCGTCTGACATTTTAGTTGCTGTGCGCTTAGGGCCACCTGCAACTGATTTGGATAATGCCGTTGCTAGGTCAGATTCAAGTTTTACTGACTTCTCTACTGCGGCCTTTTTATCCGCACGCAAAGCATCAATCTCCAACTTAACCGATTCCATAGCACTCTTAACGGCTTTCTCAACTACATCCTCGATAGATGTAACCTCTGTGGCTTCAACAGCCTCAGAAACTTCTTCAGCAACAGGCGCTTCTTCAGCGGCAGGTGCTTCTTCCACAATAGGTGCTTCCTCTGTATCAGCAGATTTGGATGCTTCATCTGTTGCGGTTTCTTCGTCTTGTTCAATATTTTTTGCAGCCATGCACTTATCGCACTTGCCACAATCGCCGTCTGCACAGTCTGGCATATCTGCCTTTGTTTCTGGGTCAGCGGCTAATTCAATTGTTTCTTCCATAACTTCTCCCTCTGCTTCTTCGCCTTCGTACCAAGCAAGTAGATGATTTACTGCTTCCATTAAATGAGCAATACTCATACGCTCATCTGAACCTTCTGCTGCCATTTCATTTGCTTCCACAACAATAAGGTCTGCAAGTGCTTTACGCGCCTTGTCAAATAAGTCCTTATCGTACTTTGCAGAATCAGGTGTCAAAGACTTAGCCAATTCTGTAATCTGCTTAATTGTTTCCATCTTTGAACCTTTCGCGCTCATTTTTGCTACCACGGACGGTAGGGGTGCTTTGTATTCATGTAGTTCCTCTACTTGAACCAAACTTGATTCGCCTTCAACTGCTTTAGCCAAAATCAATTTGGCTGACGGATTGGCAGGTCTATCCACTAAACTGACTTCAATTATCTGCCCGTCTACAATGCGTCCGTTAGCGGCTTTGATGTCACGAACAACGCGTGGAGATTTAATGCCAATAGAAAATCCTTGGTATACACCAGTCTCTACTTTCTTGGCGGCAAGCGGGTCTACAACATGCACACCAATATAGTGACCATCATTCTTTGCTTCGTATTCCTTTGCGATACCAGCGGCTGATGGACCATGCATCTCTCGGATGTTTCCGCCTGACTTAAACCAGCGAGGCATTGCTTCGTCTAACCACTTAGGGTCACAAATCTGTGAGTCCAAATCTAGTGTGTCATCTGTAGCCTTGCCGTACACCATAAGAGTACCGTCATCATTTTTGTCATACTTGACAATTTGCGCATATCCTGTTGCGTAATCCATAGCCATTGTTTTCTCCTTATGCCGAGTACTGAACGACTATCGCGCCAGCGGTTGTTCCTGCGGCTGAAACAGCGTAAATGATATCCCCGCCATTAACCCAGATTTGATAGTTAGCACCAGCGGCTAATGTGCGACCTTTAGTAGCGCCTGTTGCAGTAACATTTGATGCGCCAATAAAAATTGAAGCGGAA